TATTTTTTTTTTTTTACTAATAATAATTAAACAAAAAGAAAAAATTTGATATATTATTTCTAAATTATTTAAGAATAAATTATAATTATATATTATTAAGTATGATTGAAATAAAGAATAATGAGTATCAAAAATTAATGAAAATGATAGAAATCACTATGGAAAATCCTAGATCTGAATTTGAGGTAGTTTTCAAAAAAAGAAATAACAGGAGAATTTCAAGGATAGATTTCATTAATTTATTTAAAACATTGAAAACAAAAGGATATGTTTTAACTGAAGAACCAGAAATATTAGATATTCGATACATTGAAAAATCTAAAGAACCCAAGGAAAATAATCAAAGTCCAAATCGTATAACTATAAAAACCATACAAGAAATTAAAAAATATTGTAAAACCAATAAAATAGATAAAATTGCTGCTCATAATTTATTATTTGTAAAAAAAGGAAGATTCACTCAATTTAATAAAAAAGAAAATCATAAACAGATCATCTATCCTATTTATATGAATGAATACAATTTCAAATTTAATTTAAATTATGAAGGGAAACTAACAGGCGGAATGGTTGATACAATTAAAAAAAATCTCATAACTCAAGACAAATACTTTAGACTTAAAAAAAGATACTCTTTTATGTCCAAAGATGAACTATTTAAAATAGATTTAACATTAGTAAAATCATCAAAAAAAAAACAAAAATCTAATTTAATTAACTTCACAAGGGATCTTAAATTATCTGAGACTTTATCAAATATTTATGAATATGAATGCGAGATTGAATATATTGGAAAATCAGATAATAAAGATATAATCTTAAAATCATTAATCAATAATATTGGAATAATATTGATGACTTTAAAACAAACTAATTATATTATCACTAATCAGGAAGAAATAAAAATTTTAAAAGAATATTGTGAATTATTAGATCCTAAAAAAAAATTTACAGATACAGAAATTAATCTCATTAAAAATGGTAAAAAAAGACAATATTTTATTGGACCAAAAGCAGTTTCCATAGAATTGCATAATATTCAACCAATCGATGAAGATTTTGTAGGATTCAATATTAGAAAAAATTATTGTGTAACTGATAAATCTGATGGTGAAAGAAGTCTACTTTATATATCTAAAGAAAATAAAGTATATTTAATTAATAATCGATTTGATATTACTTTTACAGGAAAAACAGTAGAAAAAGGATCACAATCTATTATGGATGGTGAATTAATTACAAAAAATGTTGATAAGGAATCTATATATCTTTATTTAATTTTTGATTTATATTTTTGTGAAGGAAAAGATATAAGGGATAGATATTTAATCAAGAACGAATCACAAAAAAAAGACAAAAAAATTGATAGAAGTAGAATTGAATGTCTAAAGATCTTATATGAAAATTCAAATTTAAATCAAGATCCTGAAAATTCAAAATCATTTAGATGCAGAATAAAAGATTATTTTATTGGAAATGTTGACAAAATTGGCGTCAAAATTTTTACACAAAGTAAAACTTTACTAAAAGAAATTGCTTCAAAAACAAAATTCGAATATGAAACAGATGGACTTATATATACACCCACTAATTTACCAGTTGGTGGAAATCCAGATGGATCACCTCCAGAAAAATATGGTACTACTTGGTATGGCAATCTAAAATGGAAAAATTCTAAAGATAATACTATCGATTTTCTAGTTAATATTCTTAAAGAAAGAGGTGAAGATGGAATTTTAAGAGATAAAATTAATTACAAATCTCAAACAGATGAATTTAATATGACAAAAATTATTAAATATAAAACATTAATTCTAAAAACTGGTTTTAAACCATTTGAACATGAATATATTAATCCCTGTCTGTTAATTGATGATGATAAAAAAATAATTAGAGGTGAAAAAAAATATATTGCCAAAGAATTTATACCTAACTTTCCATTTGAAGAAAATTCACATATTGCAAAAATTGAACTTCATAATGATTCCAGAAATAATGAACGTCTATTATGCAAAAATAAAGATGAAATTGAAGATAATACTATTGTCGAAATGTATTATGATATTAAACTAGAATCCGGTTGGAGATGGATTCCACGAAATGTAAGATATGATAAAACCGAAGAAAGACAGAGAGGACAAACCCAATATGGAAACGATTTCACTACCGCACAAAATATATGGAAAACCTATTATTCACCCATTACAGAAGAAATGATTACAAACTCAAGAACTACATCCAATATAAGTAATTATTCTGATTCTCTAACAGAATCATCACTATATTACAATCGAAAGAAAAAAAGAGATAAAAGCAAAACTAAAGCTTTACTCAATTTCCATAATCTATTCGTCAAATCCAAAATTATTAATATTGTTAGCAAAAAAAGTGGACAAAAACCAAATTTATTAGATTTAGCATGTGGAAAAGGTGGTGATATTCCAAAATGGATCCATTCTAATATAAATAGTGTACTTGGTATTGATATTGTTAAAGATAATATCGAAAATATTAATGATGGAGCATGTATAAGATATTATAAATATCTATATCCTGATAATAATACTAAAAAAGAAGTACTACCAAAAGTAGTTTTTGCAGTAGGAGATACTTCTAAAAATATTAATGATGGAAGCTGCTCATCTGAAGATATATATAAAGATATATTAAAAATTATTTTTAAAAATAAATCTATTGATGAAACTAAATTATCAAATGGAATGAAAAAAATATATGGATTTGGAAGTAATAAATTTAATATTGTTAGTATACAATTTGCTATACATTATTATTTTGAAAATATTAACAAATTAACACAATTAATTGAAAATATATCAAGAAATACTAAAATAGGCGGATATTTTATTGGAACCTCCTTTGATGGGAAAAAAATATTTGATAAATTAAAATCAATTAAAAAAGGAGAATCCATCAAAAAAGTTAATAATGGTGAAATTATTTGGAAAATTAAAAAAAATTATGATAATCAATCTTTTAATGATGATATTAGTTCATTGAATCTGCCCATTAAAGTATACATGGAAACAATTAATATGGAATTTACAGAATATCTAGTAAATTATGATTTCCTTACTAAATTATTACAAGAATATGGTTTCGAACTCGATGATGAAATTGACGATAATATTCCACCTACAGGTTATTTTTCAGATCTCTTTGAAATCTTGAAAAAAGATAAATCAGATACATATGGCGATTCTGTCAATATGTCTGATGACGAAAAAGAAATAAGTTTTCTAAATAGATATTTCATTTATAAAAAAACAAAAGAAACTAAAAAAAGTCTAAAATTAATAAAAGAAAATCAAAAAATTATTAAACAAACTCACCAAAAACCCAAAATGAAAATTAAAATTAAAAAAAAATCATAAATAATAAATTTTCTTTTTTACCAAATCATATTCATACAATTTATTATATTTTATTAATCATATTATACATTACTCATAAAATATAATAAATATTATATTAATCATTCATCTATTCTTTAATTTATCCTCTATTTTTAATGATAATAATTTTGATGCCATTGGACCTTTCATTATACCTGATGCTCCAAAACCATTACAAAACCACAAATCATCTTTCAATTCTTTCATTATCCATTTCCCCGAAATCGAAAATGGCATTAATCCACTCCAATAGCCATCACATGGCTTTTTATAAGTAGGAAAAATATCTCTAAAAAAATCATAATTTTTAATCAATAAATTTTTCTCAATTTTAAAATCATCTCTTACAGTCGGCTTTCTTAAACCACCAAATAATATATTACCATCTCGCATTTGTTTTCCATAATAATGATAAGTATAAATATTATTGTTGTAATCCATCGTTACATTATTTGGTATTTTTTTAATATAATTTAATGTTTTATTTAAATACCAATAAAATAATGAATCACCACTAAATATTATTTTATTTAAATTAAATCCATCTTGCCTATCTCCTACCCAAATTTGTCCTTTAACTGGAACTATTTGATCATCTAATGCAAAATATTTTAATATTTCTCCACTCCAAATTCCATTTGCCACAACAATATGATCTGATATAAATCGTTTTTCATTTTCTTTTACTTCAACAATAAACTTATTATTTTTTTTTTCTATATTTATTATATTTGTATCCTCATATATTTTTAATCCATTTTTTTTTGCCAACTCTGCAAAACCTAAAGTCATTTTTTTTGGATCCACATGTAATGAACATGGATAATGTAAACCACAAATATATTTATCCGATATATTTGGCTCCATTTTTTTTAAATTTTTATTTAATACAAATTCAACATCATAATCTTTGATTTTATGATATAAAAATACACCAAATAAAAACACTCCCGTCAAATATTTATTTGTAATTGTCAATGAACCATTTTCTACTAAATCTATATTCTCTATATCATCTAATTTCATTATCCTCTCATCAATTTCCTTACATATTTTACTTGTCCCCATACACAAAGTATCATCTCCAATATTTTCAATAGTTAAGTCCTTATTATCTGAATATTTATTACTTGGACACCATATTGTTCCCGCACTTAAACCACTTGCACCTGATCCTATACTAGACTTTTCTATCAAAATTGTGTCTATTTTTTTTTCTGTTAAAAAATAAGATAATGAACTTCCAATAACCCCACCACCAATTACAATCACTTCTGTATTTATAGTATTCATTTGAATACAATCATTTACTAATTTTTAAGTTTATTTTAATTTTAAAAATAATAAAATAAATATATAAAGAACTTTTCATTCTTATTTTTTAAAAAAAAGAAAAAAATATTTATTTATTTTATTATTTTATAAAATGACTAACGCAGTAGTTATCTTCGTTTTCGTATTTTTTCTTTTAAATATAAATATTGCCAGTGGCTTCTTCCCAAATGATAATAATATTATTCCAAATTTTAATAACATTTACTATTGTAATGATCGCTATCGGGACAAATATTATCAAGATAAATATAATTATAATGAATATCATTATAATGAATATAATAATGATAAACATAATCATTATGATAAAAAGAATGAATACGATCCTATAAAACCCATCATTAAACCCGATCACAAATTTAAATCTAAAGAACCAAATGTTTTATTACCAAATCCTCCCATAATTAAACCACAACCATATCCAAATAATTGTTACTCTAACAACAGACCCTTCCCACCTCTAAATCCTGATTTTCCATATCCATTAAATCCAGATGAAAATAATCTTGAAAAATATATAAAATGTATAACAAGCCCTCAAATTATTATTATCCTCGTATTAGTTTTTGTTATTCTCCCTGTAACTAATAGATGCCCCCCCTCTAATAATCAAGACAATTCCAATTAAATATAAATATAATCTACGATTTTTTATAATAACCCCATATTTTTTTAATCGTTCATTATCATATATACTTCGAATTATTCAATTTCCATTTCTGAAACTTAACAGGATCATAATATTTATAATATTCCTGCTGATCTAACAAATAATTACTCGCAAAATTTATATCAATTTTATATTTTAAACACCAATCTAAAGCTATTTTAATTTGGTTGTTTTTTATATCTTCATTATCAACTAAAATTTCCTTGTTTATTATTGATAATGTCTCTCTAATCGTTTTAATTTGATGATAAACATTAAATTTATTATAATTTTCTAATATATCTACATATCTACTATCTAAACTCTCCTCAAATATATCACTTATATAATATCCCGACTGCTCCACATCATTCCATTTATGAACAATATTATATAACCTTTCCAAATAATTTATATTTATTCCACCAAAATTTAAAGCAATAATATATTTCTCCGAATTTGCTGGTCTACTTGTATATGGCTTCGTAATTATTATTTTTTCATAAAGCGAATTCAATAACCATAACATTTTTATTGTCATATTCGTAAACGAATCAAATAACTTACATATAAATATTCCACCCTTCTTTTGCACTGATAATGCTAATACTATCTCACAAAAAATTAATCGTGATGATAACTCTTCCTGCTTATTAAAATCTATACTAAAATCAAATCCACCATCTGCCGTAACTATATCACAACTATTGAATCCTACACACTCTCTATAATGCTTTATATTTTCTATCTTATAAATATTTCCAGTCCCATCAGAACCATAATTTATTTTAATGTTTGGATTTTTTTCTAAAAAACATTTTGCCTTCCTCCATCCAGGTATCTCTTTTTTAAATGATTTTAACGTAATTGCATTAACATCATCACAATAATTTTTTCTTTTATTTATCATTGCTTCTATAAATCCCCCAGGACCCTCCGCAATATGTGATGTTTTTATTTTTTTTTTAACATATTTATCTAATATCCGAAAATCCTCAAATATTTCAATCAATTTATAATATGATCTACTTAATGGATTATAAAATGCAATACTATCATTTTTCTTTTTTTTATTAGTAGGTATATGAATTAATTCATATTTATTTGTTATTTTTTTGGCAATATCCCAACCTTTTGTCACTTCAATCGAATCAATCTTATTTTTATATGTCTTCAAAAATTGACTTTCCATCTTATTTATTATTGGAACTGGTAATTCTTTCTGAATTTTCAATTTTATATTCAATAATTTTTTTTCTTCAATCGGTATCTGTATACATAGAGATTTTTTTTTCATAAAATTACAAATCTATATATTTAATTAATTTATTAATACAACTTTATATAACTTTTATCCAAAAACATTTAGTTATTAAATTTATCAATTGATATTTGTCCAATTAATTTGTATAAATCCTTTTCAACGTTATTTTTACGTCTTATAATCTTATACAAAATCTGATCTCCTGTATCTTTATTCATAATTGGATCCATATCATACCACTCATTTCCCTCTGGATATGATAACACCATTTTATATACATTCACTTCTCTCTCTGACTCTTTTAAACCCTCATGTGATTTATATCTCACCGCCCTCCCTATTATTTGATCCAAATTTGCCTGATTCCATACAGGATCCATTATAATAATCGTTCTGATCTTCTTTAAATCCAAACCTTCACCTCCCGATTTTGTTATCACTAAAACCGGAAATTTACCATCATTAAATTCCCTCACTATCTCATCCTTGTTTTTTGTCTGTCCATTGAAAATATTAAATTTTATTTTATTTTCTTTTAATATTTCCCCTATTACCTCTGTCCCCGATCCAATCCAATTTGTATATATCAATATTCTCTTATTTTTCTTTATACTCTCTTTTATTATTTTTAACGCCGCTATTATCTTCTTACTCAAATACTTTCCTAATCCAGCTGCATTTACCGCTCTTCTAGATTTATTATAAAAACTTTCACCCTCCTCATCTTTATTCACATTTCTGATCTCATTCATATAAATTTTTTTATACTCCTCTGTCATTTTTATTGTCAAATATTGCGTCTTCAAATTCGGAAATTCCTTTTCATTTGCACATGACGATACAAAGTCTATCTTATTTGTTAATAATTCTTTTAATATTTTTATAGTACTTTCATCGAACTTTTTATTTATTACATATTTTATTTTTTTATTCATTTTTTTCATATTCTTTGTTCCACATATCTCCTTACCATATACTATATTTATTAAATTAATAAAATCTTGTGCAGAATTCACAAATGGTGTCGCCGTTAATAATAATCTCTTTTCCGCTCTATATGAACATTCCAATATTGATTTAACTATATTCATCTTATTCCTATTCTTTTTACTCAATCTCGAACGAATATTATGTGCCTCATCCAATATTAACATCTTATCCTTACAATCAACCCCTCTCTTCCTCTTTCTTAAACTCAAAAACTTATGATATGAATATAATTCGTAATTTCTTATATTCTTTATTCCCTCCTTTATTAACTCATCCCTGAAATTTGTCAATAAACTAGCTGGTGCAACAAATATTACTTTCTTCATAGGATATTTCTCTAAAAAACATTGAGATGCAACAACCGCAGCTATTGTCTTACCACAACCAGTTCCATGAACCACTAGTAATCCCGGATTATTATTCATAAATCTAATTACCCTCTTCTGTAATAACCTCAATTTCTTCTTGCATTTCTTTATACATTCAAATTCTTTCTTCTTAATCACTATTTTCTTTTTATTTATCTTCCTAGTTTTGAAATTTTTCTTCTTCTCATCATTTGTTATCTCCTTCAAATTGTCTGAAATACTTTTATATTCATTTTCAACTAAATCTTTTAAAATTTTTGTATTTTCTTTAATCCTTTTCTTTAACGTTATTTTAATCTTTTTTTTCTCATTTTTTTTTTCATCTTCTTTTACTGTTTTATTTTTTTTTTTCACTCGAATCGTTATTTTTTTCTTTCTTTTTTCATCTTCTTTTACTGTCTTATTTTTTTTTTTCACTCGAATCGTTATTTTTTTCTTTTTTTTTTCACTCTTTTCCAATATTTTATCCATTATTATATATATATTACTTTTTTTATTCACTTTTAGAAAAATAATACTTACAAATTTAACATACTATTTATTTTCTTTTTCGCCTCCTCCTCGCTTAATCCACTTATATTATTTTTCAAATCAACATTTAAACCCTTCCTTTTCAAATCCGGTATCACGAACTTATCTCTCAAAAATGTACCAACCTCCACCGACGCCTCATGCTGCGATTGCTCTCCATCTTGCATCTTATCCAAACTTCTTAACATTGATTTCATCACACCCATATCTAACTTATCCTCCATCACTTTCCTCGCTAATGTTGGATAATTTTCAATCATAAATTTATTTTTCTCCTCCATCTCCTCTTTTGTCATTTTACTTTCTCTAACCTTATCATTATCTCTCTTTAAAACTTCTATTAAATCTAAAATCTTCACCGACTCTTTTTTTCTATTAGACATTATTTATATCTTTATAATTTATTTTTTAAGTATAGAATAAAATATAAATATATTATAATGAATAATAAAAATAAATCTAAAAAATATAAATTTAACTTAAAACAACATGCTGGGTATATTTATCAACCACCACCAAAAATTGATTCCGAATATGATCCCGTTGCACCTCAAGTTCCCGCCATTGAAAATGGCTCTCCTTACGAAAATGCTAATAATGAACTCATCGCAACCACCGAATCACAAATCAAAATGAATAATCTTCTCAATGGCGTTCAAGAAGCAGGATCTCAAAAAAATATATTAAAATCGAAATTAAAAAAAAAAAAAATATCATATAATAATATAAAAAAAATGGGAAAATCATACACATATAAACAAAAAAAAGGAGGAAATAGAAATTACCCCGTCGATGTCAAAAGTAATATTCCACCCTCAAAACAATGGACTAACCCCGATACAATCGCTCCCGAACCTCAATACAATGGCGGCGTCTTCATTGGACCACAAGCTTACGGACCCTGGGGTACTATCCCCGTTACCCCAACCACTACCGAAATGATACATAATAACCTTCAATCAGCAAATCCACCGCCAGGTGCAACTGTACAATATCCAGGTACTGATCGTCTAGGCAATAATTTTATCGCCATGCCCGGTATTGATTGGTATGCAAATACTACAAATATGAATCCTGGACCTTTCAGAATTAAAGGCACATCCTGCCCACCACCTAATCAATGTGGAGGAAGAAAAAAAAATAAAATTCATAAAAGAAAATTTAATCACAAAAAATCAACATTAAGGAAAATCAAAAAAAAACAAAGTCATAACTCTAAATTTAAAAGCCAAAAAAAAAAAAAAAAAAAAAAAAATAAAAAAAAAAAAAAAAAAAAAAAAAAAAAAAAAAAAATAAAAAAAAAAAAAAAAAAAAAAAAAAAAAAAAAAAAAAAATAAAAAAATAAAAAAAAAAAAAAAAAAAAAAAAAAAAAAAAAAAAAAAAAAAAAAAAAAAAAAAA